ACTTTTGATCTTGGTGCATAACCTAAAGGAACTTTAATTTTTTGTAGTACTTTACCAGCCGAATCTTTCTTAACGACTTCCATATCGTTAAATATAGATCCAAAGACAGATACCATACGTCTTGTACTTTCATTATAGAAATGATTCTCAAACATTATGGATCTCCAAACGGATTAGATTCTGTAAAGTCTATAACATCATCACCAGCAACTTCGAATTCATCATTGTCAGCAAATGGATCTTGGTTATAGAATGTCTTCGTAGTACCACTCTGGTCAATTGTAATATATGTTTGTGTACCAGAATTTTTACCTATAAGTTTCTTCGTAGTGGCGGACTGAACTGAGAATGTCATAAATGTACCATCACCATTTGTGCTTTGATGTGGAGATATGATTGTTATTCTAGCTTCAGTACCTTCCCAACCAGCAACATAACCTTCAATATTAATCGGGTTACCAGATGAATCATTTGATCCAGTCCATTGTGTTACTAATTCGCCAAGCTCAAAGTTTGCAGTATTAGCAGTAACAATATAACTGTATGCTGTAGCATTATCCCATTCGATAGCATCAATCTCATCATAACCAGTATCAAAATGCTGATCATTATATTCAAATAACTCTGCAGTTAGTGTATAACTTGGGAGGTCTTGTAATTGATAGAATGGTGATTTAGGTTCTACATATTTAATCTCAAATAATCTTTGAGTCATTGTCATATATATTAAATCACCTTCATTAGGAGATGCTTGACCATCGACAATGTTTTGACCAACAGCCTGATCCCATCTACGTTTTGTTACTACAAGGTTTGCCTGATCACGAATCTCTAAACCAAATTTACCTAATAGATTACCATCACCTTCGAATCCTTCAACATTTTCTAAATACATTTCTACTGGATAGGCTTGCGTGAATTGACTCCACTCTTCATTTAAGAGGGCGTCTTCACCTAATGATTCGCGTGGCAGATATACCACGTCTTGTCCAAATACTTTGATGCTCTCTGTAACAAGATCCTCGTATAGGTCTTGTTCAGATCTTACCGCTCCTGAAAAATATACTGATGTAGCCATTCTTTATCCCATTAAAAAGTTGTCTGGCATAGCCCAAATCAACCTGCATTCTTCTTCTAAACCTTGAATCTCCTCAATGGCGTCTTCGTATATCTGACGTCCATTCAATGTTATACCACCTGGAAGCTGGAAGTCTTGGAACTTCATTAAGTTTGCTCCCCATTGACGTTTAATCAATGCAGTAAGATATTTCTTTAAATACAAATCATTAAAAACATCGGCATATGTTCCTGGATCTATAATAGACATTACTTCAAGAACTATAAAATCACCAGCTCCTAAATCTCCATAACCTTCATCCATATGAACTCTATTCATATGTCTACTAAATCTGATATGCTCTTCACTATTTAATCTATGGTCAATCAAAGATAATTTCTGTTGTGATTGTATATATTCTTGAGTTTGAGCTCCTAAACCTTGTAACATAAAGATATCATTAAGTCTCATATGGTAACCCATATCAAATAATGAACTACCAGTAGTGCCGGTAATCTTTAACATACGTACAACATTAGTCACACTATCAGCCACAGTAATATAATTATTTGTTATATCTGTTGCAGTTAGCTCATGTTTTAAATATTCACGAATTACACCATCAGAGTGATACTCTTGGTAGAATTGTAATGCTTCATCTGTACGATCTTCAAGTTGATCTTCATCTACATTGATTTCAATTACAGGTGCACCTAAATTCCTTAAGCAGTAATCTTGTAATGTAGCTCTTGTTGTAGGTTTTGCCATGATGTTTCCTTGTTATATAGACTTATTTATATAATTACGGTGCTCCGTTTGCCTCTTTAACCGCATCTCGGTTCTCTTTATATTTATCAGTGAAGATTTGTTCTGATATTATGTTATATAATAAGTTTAGTGATTGAGCTAATGGTAGACTTGCAGCAAAAGATTTTATAGTTGGTGCTGGTACATAGTGTATTCTAAAGAATCCTGGATCTGTTCCAGCAATAATTGCTCCAGATTTATCACGACCCGTTTGAATAGTGGTATTTAATCTATCTAATGTTGCTTGATCAGGATTTGTATGATGGTTTCTTTCGTATATTTCTTTTGCTGCATCAACATCACCTCTTGATAACTTTATAAAGTTACGATCTCTTGATGAACCACCGTGAGTGTGAACAAATGCTAAAGCTACTGTCTGATCATATGTTAATCTATCTAATTCGTATTCATGGTTATAACCTGGTCCAGGTTTACCGTTAGGTTGTCTATCAACTGCAACACTTAATTTAGTTAACCATAAAGGTATTTGCATTTCTGTACCTGCCGGAACTCCCCAAGGTTGCCAATCTCTTATATCCTTACGTGCATTAAATCTTTTTATATGTTCGAGATATCTTGTTACTGCTGTGGCAACACTGTCCTCAGTAAATTGTACATAACCATAAGCAGTATTGTCTACAATTCCTGGTGATGCATCCTTTGTCCAATCTGATTCTATACCAACTAGCTCATCCATAAACCAAAGTACATTGCCTGCAAAAAAATCATAATCGAACTCAGCTATATTTGCTTGTGTACCAAGACTAGCAAAAGATGATGAATCCCAAACAACTAAAGTTCCATTGATATCAAATCCAGCATAAACAGTATCACCTTGTGTACCGTCTGCATTCCATAGATCAACCTTAATTATTTCATTACGAAGTTCAGGTCGAATATCATTACCGCCACCTAAGGAAGCATACGTACCTCTCCCTTGTTCCCAAAAATCTGTAAATGCATCTTTGAATGATTCACCTTCTACTATAACATCAATAAATTGATACAAAGCATTACCAGCATTCAATGCAGCAAATTCAAAAGCATTTGTTTCATTATCAGTATTAAACCAATCATATTGCGCATAGAAGTATGAACCAACAAATCCTTTTAAGTAATTAAAATATGATTCATCATAATACGGGCTACTGCTTACACCATACATTGGTTGGTATATTCTTTTAATAGCATAGTATATTGAAAGTTGATGTGCTGGAGTTAGACCATCTACAATGTTAGTTTTAGGGATTGAGTTTTGGAATCTTAGTATATCATCATATACTAGAGTAGTAGCTTGACTCAGAAAAGACCCAGCTCTTGCACCGCTGTTTATAAAAGTCTGTTTCTGAGAATACTCACGTGCTGTTGCTACGTGCCTAATTTCTGATTTTACTGGAATTGATATTGCCATAATTAATAAGGCAAAGATTATCTTTTCTTTAATGTAGGTTTGTTCCTTCTTTGATTAACATCAGCAGGATTCATTCCCATTTTTGAAGCGTCACCGTATTTTTTCATGGTCTTAGCAAGGTATGCTTTCTTTGCTTTCATACGCTTCATTGCTGCAGGACCTAATTCATTTACATCGTGTGTATAACCTTTAGCCTTCATACGTTCATGATCAGCTTTTGTTTTGGCATCATACTCGTTGCCATCTTTATCATACATCTTATGTGGTGAAAATTCATCTTCTTTGACACAGTTATTTACAGGCTGACCATTCTTACCTTTCTTGGTACCAACCTTCTTATAACCATCCCAACAATCCATTTCCCACAATCTAAAATTTTGCATATTATCCTCTTACTTTATCAGCTAAATCTTTATCGGCCTTACCCCAAGTACCAGATGATTTAGTTACAAATGAATTAACTCTTGCATGTCCCCACTGTTCAGGTGTTGTTCCTGGTCTATGACCAGTTTTCCATGCAGCTACTCCACGATTATAAACTTTTCTTAAGATTCCAAGAGGCATACCAGAAGCTTTAGCTTTCTTTGCTAATGACTTATCAGACTTGCTCTCTTCATATACATCAGGATACATCTTCTGCATCTTTGTTGTATGTGTAGACTTACGAGTCTTTGCTGTTTTATCTCCTACCGCTGGCTTATATGCATTAGGATCATCGTCATCCATATCGGCTTGCTTTTTAAATTGAGCTTGCCTTTTTGCTTTACTAGACTTAGATAATCCGGAATGATATGCATCACTCTCAAACATCTTAAAACTTTTCATTTAGTAACCTCTTCTGGCCATTAATTTTTCTTTGTCTTTCTTTTTCTTTCCTGCATTAGGAGCCATATCAACACCGCCATGAGCTACTGCATTTGCTGCAGTTTCTAACCTAGTATTATTCATTACTGCATTTGCAGCTGCTAAAACAGTATCTACTTCACCATCATAATCGTATCTTGCATCAAGTTCAGCCTGATCTTTCTTTGCTTCTTTTTTCTTTTTAGCTTTCTCACGAACTTTTTTAGCTTTTTCATTTCGTATCATTGCATCTTTAAAACCTTTTGTTCTACGATCTACAGCAACAGCTTCATTGACATCTTCGTTATGAGTTTTAAGAGTGTCCATTACATATGAATGATCTTTAATACCTTGACCTTTCCATACTTTCATCTTTGAAATTTCTTTCATAGCAGCTTCCATATCACCAGAATGCTTCTTAGCAATCTTATGAATTTGGTTTTTCATTGATGATGATAACTTTGCTTCTTTAGCTTCTTTAACTGATTCTCTAGTCTTTGCATTCAATGCATCACGAACAGCATTATAAACATTGTTTTTTTCATTATCAGTAAGAGATACACCGGTAATATCATCAATAAGATCCATACCTTCGTAATCCATATACTTTTCAACACCACGTTTAGTTCTTGCTTTTGCAGCATCATGTGATCTTGCAATAGCTTTCATAGCTAAATCAAAAATGTTTTTTTCTGGACGATTTAATTTAACGGTCTTAGCTTCAGTAACTGATTCATGCATCATAGCTTGTTTAACAGCAGCTATATCT